CCGCAGCCGGCGGACGGTAAAAGTCTCACCCCGGATGATGTGCGTCCGATGCTTGAACAGATGGTGAAGGAGGCTGTAAGCCATATCCCTGTTCCGCGCGACGGTCGTGACTATGATCCCGATGTTCTGCAGAAGGCGGTGAATGATGCGGTCGCAAATATTCCGCAGCCGGCAGACGGTAAAAGTCTCACCCCGGATGATGTGCGTCCGATGCTTGAACAGATGGTGAAGGAGGCGGTAAGCCATATTCATGTTCCGCGTGATGGTCGTGACTACGATCCGGATGTTCTGCAGAAGGCGGTTCTGGATGCGGTGAGTGCCCTGCCGGCTCCGCAGGACGGGCGTGATGCCACGGCTCTGGAAATACTCCCCGCCATTGACGATCAAAAATCCTTTCCCCGGGGCACGTATGCCACACACCAGGGCGGACTCTGGCGGGCGTATGAAAAAACGCACGGGATGCGGGGATGGGAATGCCTGGTTGACGGGGTGGCGGATATTGACGTCAGCATGACGGGTGAGCGGTTGTTCTCTGTGGTGGTCCGGCAGAGCAGTGGCCAGCGTACGGAAAAAACATTTTCCCTGCCGGTGATGCTCTACCGCGGTGTGTTCAGAGCCGGTGAAACCTACCACCCCGGCGATACGGTGACGTGGGGGGGCTCGCTGTGGCACTGCAACAGTATGACCGAAGATAAACCCGGAGAAGCTCATTCATCAGCCTGGACCCTGGCGGCAAAACGTGGGCGGGATGCAGGAGGCGGAAAATGACGGCATTACTGACACTGGAAGAGATCAAGGCACATCTGCGTGTCGACCATGACGCGGATGATGACATGCTGATGGACAAGGTTCGTCAGGCTACCGCCGTGCTGCTGGCCTACATTCAGGGCAGCCGGGATAAAGTGATCCGTGAGGACGGTGAACTGATCCCGGGCGAGGCATTAACCCGGATGAAGGGGGCTGCCATGCGACTGACCGGGATGCTGTACCGGAATCCGGATCTTGCGGAGCGGGAAGAACTGCTTCAGGGGGAGCTGCCGTTTTCTGTTTCCGTGCTGATTTACGATTTGCGTTGTCCGACGGTGTTATGAGGAGGGGGAATGGCAATATCTGCAGGTCGTCTGACACAGATGATAAGTGTTCTGAATCCGGTGTTAACCCGTAACGCTGCCGGAGAAATGACGGAAGAATGGGTGTCATGCGGGAAAATTCATGCGGATATCCGTGGCAGGAGCAGCCGGGAGCGGATGCAGTCCGGTGCGGAAATGGCGCAGGCGGAAATCCGCATCTGGGTGCGCGGTCAGTCCGGTCGGGAAATCACGGCAGCGTCACGACTTCATGTGCTGAGTGGTCCATGGCGTGACCGGATCCTGAACGTTGTCGGGCTGCCCGTGCCGGATGCGACCGGCGGGCGTCTGGAAATTCTCTGTCGGCTGGGAGGGGAAAAATGATCGAAACCCTGCTGGATTTTTCGGGGCTGGAGGACATCAGCCGCGATTTGCAGCTTCTGAGTGGTGCGGAAAATAACCGGGTGCTGCGTGAGGCAACCCGTGCGGGTGCGAATGTGCTGAAAGAAGAAGTGGTGTCACGGGCACCGGTACGCAGGGGAAAACTGCGCCGCAATGTGGTGATCCTTTCCCGGCGCTCCCGCGATGGCGGGATGGAATCCGGTGTCCATATCCGTGGTGTTAATCCGGACACCGGTAACAGCGATAACACTATGAAGGCGGATAACCCGCGCAATGCTTTCTACTGGCGGTTTGTGGAAATGGGGACTGTGAATATGCCACCGCACCCGTTTGTGCGCCCGGCGTTTGATGTGCGCAGTGAACAGGCAGCTCAGGTGGCGATTGCGCGGATGAACCGGGCCATTGATGAGGTACTGAGACGATGACGGAGGCGGATTTGTATCCTCATCTGGCGCATCTTGCCGGCGGGCAGGTGTACCCGTATGTGGTCCCCCTGCTGGATGGCAGGCCGTCGGTGGCGCTTCCGTGGGTGGTTTTCAGCCTGATTTCATCGGTGTCAGCGGACGTGATGGGCGGGCAGGCGGAGTCCTCAGTGTCGGTGCAGATAGACGTTTATGCCGGGACTGTGACGCAGGCGCGTCAGATACGTCAGGACGCCCGTGAAGCCATAATGCTGCTGGCACCGGGATCCGTCAGTGAAATGCAGGACTATATTCCGGAAAACCGCTGTTACCGTGCAACCCTGGAGTTTCAGGTCACGGTGTGACTTTTTCTTTTTTCTACAAAACCATACCCCGCCGCGTGCGGGTTTTTTATTATCAGGAGGCAGAATGTCTGCTTTGTATGAACGCTCACAGCTGACGCAGGTGATGATTTCATCTGCCCCGGCGACTGCTGAAACTATGGATAAGGCGGAATATCTGCGCCTGGATTGCACCATCAAGGAAGTCCAGTTCACCGCCGGTCAGAAACAGGATATTGATGTGACCACGCTCTGCTCCACCGAGCAGGAGAACATCAACGGTCTGGGGGCGTCGTCTGAGATTTCCATGTCGGGTAATTTTTATCTGAATCAGGCCCAGAACGCCCTGCGTGATGCCTATGACAATGACGCGTTGTATGCGTTTAAGGTGCTGTTTCCGTCCGGTAAGGGCTTTAAGTTCCTGGCGGAAGTGCGTCAGCACACCTGGTCATCCGGTACCAACGGCGTGGTGGCAGCAACGTTTTCACTGCGTATGAAAGGCAAACCGGTGTCCTTTGTGGTACCGCTGGCGTTTGTAAAAAATCTGGATAAAACACTTACCGTGAATACAGGTGCGCTGCTGACAATGTCAGTCAGTGCCAACGGGGGAACGCCGCCGTATAAATACGCCTGGAAGAAGGATGGTCAGCCGGTTGACGGGCAGACGACAGACACCTTCAGTAAGCCAGGTGCGCAGTCCGCTGATGCGGGGAAATATACCTGCGTGGTGACCGATTCGGCAGAGAAAGCACAGAGTGTGACGTCTGTTGAATGCACCGTGACAGTGAGCGCAGCCGCCGGATAAGGGGATGGGTCATCATGAAAAAGGATCTGAAAACGCTGGCGCTGGCCAGACTGTCAGGGTTTCGTCATAAAACGGTGAAGGTGCCGGAATGGGGTAATGTCAGCGTGGTGCTGCGGGAGCCTTCGGCAGAGGCCTGGTATCTGTGGCAGGAAGTGCTCAATGGTGATGGAGAGGATGACGATACCCTGTCGGTGGTGGCGAAAACCCGCCGTAACCTGGAAGCGGATGTGACGCTGTTCTGCGATGTCCTGTGTGATACGGATCTGCAGCGGGTGTTCGCTCCGGACGACCGTGAGCAGGTGCTGGCCGTCTATGGTCCGGTACATGCCCGGTTGCTGCGTCAGGCACTGGAACTGATCGCTGATGCAGAGTCGGCCAGAAAAAAGTAGCCCGCCCGGAAATTCGCTTTCTGATGCGACTTGCGCTCCGTCTGGGGCGCACCTTATCCGAACTGCGGCACAGCCTGAGTGTGAGCGAGGCGATGATGTGGATGGAGTTCGACAGGGTATCCCCGCTGGGTGATGAGCGCGGGGATATCCGTAATGCACAGATCGTGAAAGCGGTTTTTGGGGCACAGGGGATGAATGTTGCACTGAAGGACGCCATGCTCTGCTGGGGCGAGGATGAGGATAAGCCGGAGGTGGATCCGTTTGCGGCGCTGGAAGACGCGCTGAGCTTTGCAGCACAGTCATGAATGATGAGAACCGCTGAGGCGGTTTTTTTACGCCCGGAGAAAGGTGAATGGCGACGTTACGTGAACTGATTATCAAAATTTCGGCAAATTCGCAGTCATTCCAGTCGGAGATCCAGCGGGCTTCCCGCATGGGCAGTGAATATTACCGGACCCTGCAGAATGGCGGGCGTCAGGCTGCCGCAGTCGCCCGGGAGCAGCGACGCGCCCTGGCTGAGCTGAACAGCCAGTTGACGGAAATCCGCGCTTCAGCTGCCGGAACGGCGGGGGCATTTGCAGGTGCCTTTGCCACCGGACACCTGATTTCTCTGGCCGATGAATGGAGTTCCGTGAATGCCCGACTGAAACAGGCGTCGCAGTCATCCGATGAATTTTCGTCATCACAGAAAGTGCTGATGGATATCAGCCAGCGGACGGGCACGGCATTTTCAGATAATGCGGCCCTGTTTGCCCGCTCGGCAGCCTCAATGCGTGAATATGGTTACAGTGCTGATGATGTGCTGAAGGTGACGGAGGCCATTTCCACGGGGCTGAAAATCTCCGGTGCCAGTACGGCAGAGGCGGGCTCGGTGATCACCCAGTTCAGCCAGGCGCTGGCACAGGGTGTGTTACGCGGTGAGGAATTTAATTCGGTCAATGAAAGCGGAGACCGGATCGTACGTGCACTGGCTGCGGGTATGGGCGTGGCCCGTAAAGACCTTAAGGCGATGGCGGACGACGGCAAACTGACGGCGGATAAAGTCGTTCCTGCGTTAATCAGCCAGCTGGGGGTATTGCGTGATGAATATGCCGCCATGCCGGAAACGGTCTCTGACGGGATCACAAAGGTGGAAAACGCCTTTATGGCCTGGGTGGGTGGCGCGAATGAAGCCAGCGGAGCGACGAAAACGCTCTCCGGCGTGCTGAACGGTGTTGCCGGTAATATTGATAATGTGGCAACAGCCGCGGGGGCGCTGGTTGCCGTCGGGGTTGCCCGGTACTTTGGCAATATGGCCTCCGGAGCGGTGTCTGCCACGGCAGGACTTGTGACGGCAGCACGTAATGAAGTGGCACTGGCGGAAGCACAGCTCAGGGGGACGCAGATTGCCACGGCGCGGGCAAGGGCAGCCGTGTACCGTGCACAGCAGGCTGTGGCGGCAGCCCGCGGGACGGAGATGCAGATTGCTGCAGAAGCCCGTCTGGCGGCCACACAGGAACGCCTGAACAGAAATATTGCTGCCAGAACCGCAGCCCAGAATGCGCTGAACAGTACAACGGCGGTGGGCTCACGTCTGATGACTGGTGCGTTGGGACTGGTTGGTGGCGTACCCGGACTGGTGATGCTGGGGGCAGCAGCATGGTATACGCTGTACCAGAATCAGGAGCAGGCCAGGGAGTCAGCGCGCCAGTATGCACTGACGATAGATGAAATCGCGCATAAAACGCCGTCAATGTCTTTGCCTGAAGCCTCAGATAATGAAGGACGAACACGGGCGGCGCTGGCAGAGCAGAACCGGCTGATTGATGAACAGGCCAGCCGGGTGAAATCCCTGCAGGAAAAAATCGCTGGATATCAGTATGTTCTGGCTAACCCTGGCTGGACAACCGGTGACGGATTCATGATAAACCATCTGACATCGGTGAAGACCGTGACGGAAGGGCTTTCTCAGGCAACAGAGCAGCTTGCCGTTGAGCAGTCCCGTCTGGCACAGATGCAGGAAAAAGCGCAGTCCATTCAGGATGTGCTTGCCGGGCTGGAAGACCGTCGTGTGGCGTTAATTCGTCAGCAGGCGGCAGAGCAGAATAAGGTGTACCAGTCCATGCTGGTTATGAACGGTCAGCATACGGAATTCAACCGTCTGCTGGGGCTGGGTAATGAACTGCTTCAGCAGCGGCAGGGACTGGTGAATGTGCCGTTACGGCTGCCACAGGCCACTCTGGATGATAAACAGCAGAGTGCCCTGACAAAAACAGAGCGTGAGCTGGCCCTGTCCAGACTGAAAGGGGAAGAAAAAGAGCGTGTCCGACTGGGGTATGCGGCGGATGACCTCGGTTTTGTGGGTGAACCGTATCAGGAGGCGAGACAACGTTATATCAGTAATGCCCTGGAAGCCTGGCGCAATAACGAGGCGAATAAACCCAAATCCCGGGGTGGAAAATCAGAGACGGAAAAAGCGGAAGACAGTTTTTCCCGGCTGCTGAAGCAGCAGAAAGAGCAATTGGCACTTGCGGGGCAGAATACAGAGCTGGCGAAGCTGAAATACCAGACTGCGCAGGGCGAACTGAAAACCCTGACGGAGATGCAGAAGCAGGAACTGCTGCGCAATGCGGCCCTGATTGACCAGCAAAAAATCCGGGAGCAGTTGCGGTCCCGGGAAGAGACCCTGAAGAATGATAATGTGGCTGCGCGTGCATCAAATGAAGCGGAACTGCTGGGGTACGGGCAGGGAGAGCGGCTCCGTGAACGCATGCGGGAGTTGCAGCAGATCCGCGACAGTTTCCGCCAGAAGGATGCGGACCTTCAGTCTCAGTATCAGACCGGGGATATCAGTGAGGATTTTTACAGACAGGCTCTGGCACAGAACGCGCAGTATCTGAGTGAACGTCTGAAAGAGCAGGAAGCCTTTTATGCCGAATCGGATGGGCAGCGTGCGGACTGGCAGAAAGGGCTGCAGGAGGGATTCAGTAACTGGGTGGATAATGCGTCCGATTACGCCTCACAGGCAGCACAGCTGGCGACGGAGGGTATCTCAGGGATGGTGAATAACATCACGGAGATGCTGAACGGAAATAAAGTGGAATGGCGCAGCTGGGCCTCATCAGTGCTGCAGGAAATATCAAAAGTTCTTATGAATGCCGCGATTGTCAACGGGATCAAGACGGCGGCAAACAGTATGTCCGGAGCGGGAGGATTTATCGGCAGTATTGGTAGCTGGCTGGGCGGTGCGGTGGCCAATGCAAAAGGCGGCGTGTATACCTCGGCAAACCTGAGTGCGTACAGCAACAGCATTGTGGACACGCCCACGTACTTTGCGTTTGCAAAAGGGGCCGGGCTGATGGGGGAAGCCGGACCTGAAGCCATTATGCCCCTGACCCGGGCGGCGGATGGCTCGCTGGGCGTACGCGCGGTGGGCAGTATGAACGGCAGTGCCGGTCTGGTGTATTCCCCGGTCTACCACATCGCCATTCAGAATGACGGGGCTAACGGACAGATAGGGGCGGAGGCGGCAGGCAGTCTTGTGCAGCTGATTGACCAGCGGGTGCAGGCGGTGATGCTGTCCATGCGACGTGACGGAGGAATGCTGAGTGGCTGAGATAAAAACGCTGCATCTGGTCCCGCGTGAAGGGATGCAGGTGAGTGAGAAACCGTCGGTGGTGAGGGTTCGGTTTGGTGACGGTTATGAACAGCGCCGACCGACGGGACTTAATGCCAGACTGAAGACGTTTCAGGCGGTGTTCCGGGTGACGGATGAACCAACCCGGCGCTGGCTGGATGAATTTTTATCCTGGCATGGTGGTTACCGTGCCTTTTTGTGGCGACCGCCGAAACATAACCGGACGGTGAGGGTGGTGTGCCGGGAGTGGAGCGTCACAGATAACGCCAGGTACAGTGATTTCAGTTGTACGATTGAGCAGGTGGTGAACTGATGCAGGATATTCGCGAAGAAAGTCTGAACGAGTCGGTTAAATCAGAGCAGTCACCGCGGGTGGTACTCTGGGAAATCGACCTGACGGTACAGGGTGGTGAGCGGTATTTTTTCTGTAATGAGCTGAATGAAAAAGGGGAGCCGGTCACCTGGCAGGGGCGTAAGTATGAGGCATACCCGATTGACGGCAGCGGCTTTGAGATGAACGGCCGGGGCAGCAGTGCCCGCCCGTCGCTGACGGTGTCCAATCTGTTTGGCCTTGTCACCGGGATGGCGGAGGACCTGCAGAGTCTGGTGGGGGCCACGGTGGTCCGCCGCCGGGTGTATGCCCGTTTTCTGGATGCGGTGAATTTCGTTGCGGGCAATCCGGAGGCGGACCCGGAGCAGGAGCTGAGTGACCGCTGGGTGGTGGAGCAGATGTCGCAGCTGACAGCCATGACGGCCTCGTTTGTGCTGGCTACACCGACCGAGACGGATGGGGCGCTGTTTCCCGGTCGCATCATGCTGGCGAACACCTGTATGTGGGATTACCGGGGAGATGAATGCGGGTATAACGGTCCTGCGGTGGCGGATGAGTTCGACAACCCCACCACGGATATCCGTAAGGACAGATGCAGCAAGTGCATGCGCGGGTGTGAACTGCGCAGGAATGTCGGCAATTTTGGCGGTTTCCTTTCCATTAATAAACTTTCGCAGTAAATCCCGGTTTATGACACAGACTGAATCAGCGATTCTGGCGCATGCCCGGCGGTGTGCGCCTGCGGAGTCGTGCGGCTTCGTGATAAGCACGCCGGAGGGGGAGTGGTATATCCCTTGTGTGAATATTTCTGCAGAGCCGGAGGCGTATTTTCGTATCGCACCGGAAGACTGGCTGCGGGCAGAGATGCAGGGGGAGATTGTGGCACTGGTCCACAGTCATCCCGGTGGGCTGCCCTGGCTGAGCGAGGCTGACCGGCGGCTGCAGATAAAAAGCGCACTGCCCTGGTGGCTGGTCTGCCGGGGTGACATTCACAAATTCCGCTGTGTGCCACATCTGACAGGACGGCGCTTTGAGCACGGGGTGACGGACTGTTACACGCTGTTCCGGGATGCTTATCATCTGGCGGGGACTGAAATGCCGGATTTTCATCGCGAGGATGACTGGTGGCGCAACGGTCAGAACCTTTACCTGGACAATATGGCGGTCACCGGCTTTTACCGGGTGCCCCTGTCCTCTGCACAGGCGGGCGATATTCTGCTGTGCTGCTTTGGTGCTTCGGTACCGAACCATGCCGCCATTTACTGCGGCAACGGTGAGCTGCTTCACCATCTGCCTGAACAACTGAGTAAACGGGAGAGGTATTCCGAAAAATGGCAACGACGAACGCATTCTGTCTGGCGTCACCGCCACTGGCACGCATCTGCCTTCACGGGGATTTACAACGATTTGGCCGCCGCCTCAGCCTGTATGTGAACACGGCAGCGGAAGCCATCCGGGCGCTGTCGTTACAGGTGCCGGGCTTTCGCCGTCAGATGAACGAAGGCTGGTACCAGATACGTATTGCCGGTTATGACACGGCACCGGAGGCGGTGTACGCCCGTCTTCACGAACAGCTGGGTGAGGGAACGGTCATCCATATTGTGCCGCGACTGGCCGGGGCCGGAAAGGGTGGACTGCAGATTGTGCTGGGGGCGGCAGCCATCGTGGGCTCTTTCTTCACTGCCGGGGCATCAATGGCGTTATGGGGTTCAGCCCTGGCAGCCGGTGGTTTTTCTGCCACCACGATGCTGTTTTCACTTGGAGCCAGCATGATTCTGGGCGGTGTGGCCCAGATGCTGGCCCCGAAGGCAAAAACACCGGATTACCGCGCAACGGATAACGGCAGACAGAACACGTACTTTTCCTCGCTGGATAACATGATTGCCCAGGGGAACCCGATGCCGGTGCCTTACGGGGAAATGCTGGTTGGCTCCCGCCGTATATCCCAGGACATCAGCACCCGTGATGAAGGCGGGGGCGGAACGGTCGTGGTTATCGGGCGACAGGGATAAAACATAAAAAAATCCCGCAGTGATCGTGGAGCTGCGGGGACAGACAAATGAAGATCAATGTTAAGGAGTTGTTTTTGTTACTCGGGCAAAAAAACACTAACGCAGCGAAATTATAAGCGCCACAGTCAGTGTGTGAAAATGTGAAGATATTCAGAATTTTTATGCCATTACCGGTTTTAACCAACAGGATTATCGGTGGGCATGAAAGAAAACCCCGGTATCTGCTGATACCGGGGTTTCTCTTTAGCATGGCAGAAATGTGTTTCATGCTTTTCGGGCGAAGGATATCCGACTTCTGTACGGAATGGCAAGTGGCGGTTAATTTATTCAGGGGAAGGCTGTATGGGAAAAGGTGGCGGTAAGGCACACACGCCTCGTGAGGCGAAGGATAATCTCAAATCCACGCAGATGATGAGCGTGATTGATGCGATTGGTGAGGGACCGATAGATGGCCCGGTGAAAGGCCTGCAGAGTATTCTGGTGAACAAAACCCCGCTGACGGACACGGACGGTAATCCCGTGATACACGGTGTGACCGCGGTCTGGCGTGCCGGGGAGCAGGAGCAGACACCACCGGAAGGCTTTGAGTCCTCCGGCTCTGAAACTGTACTGGGTGTCGAAGTGACCAGGGCAAAACCGGTAACACGCACCATTACGTCAGCGAACATTGACCGCCTGCGGGTGACCTTCGGGGTGCAGTCACTGGTGGAGACCACGTCAAAGGGTGACCGTAATCCGTCCTCTGTCCGTCTGCTGATTCAGTTACAGCGTAACGGTAACTGGGTGACAGAAAAGGATGTCACCATTAACGGCAAGACCACCTCACAGTTCCTGGCCTCGGTGATTCTGGATAATCTGCCTCCCCGCCCCTTTAACATCCGGATGGTCAGGGAGACGGCGGACAGCACCACGGACCAGCTGCAGAACAGAACGCTGTGGTCGTCATACACCGAAATCATCGATGTGAAACAGTGCTACCCGAACACGGCCATTGTGGGGATGCAGGTGGATGCGGAGCAGTTTGGTGGTCAGCAGATGACGGTGAACTACCATATCCGCGGTCGCATCATCCAGGTGCCGTCAAACTATGACCCGGAAAAACGCACGTACAGTGGTATCTGGGACGGCAGTCTGAAACCGGCATACAGCAACAATCCGGCCTGGTGTCTGTGGGACATGCTGACTCACCCGCGCTACGGCATGGGAAAACGTCTGGGGGCGGCGGATGTGGACAAGTGGGCGCTGTATGCCATCGGGCAGTACTGCGACCAGATGGTGCCGGATGGCTTCGGGGGCACCGAGCCGCGGATGACCTTCAATGCGTACCTGGCACAACAGCGTAAGGCGTGGGATGTTCTCAGTGATTTCTGCTCGGCGATGCGCTGTATGCCGGTATGGAACGGCCAGATGCTGACGTTTGTTCAGGACCGCCTGTCGGATGTGGTGTGGCCGTACACCAACAGCGATGTGGTGGTGGATGATAACGGCGTGGGGTTCCGCTACAGCTTCAGTGCCCTGAAGGACCGGCACGCGGCGGTGGAGGTGAATTACACCGACCCGCAGAACGGCTGGCAGACCTCCACGGAACTGGTGGAAGACCCGGAAGCCATACTGCGCTACGGACGCAACCTGCTGAAGATGGACGCGTTCGGCTGTACCAGCCGCGGTCAGGCCCACCGTGCCGGACTGTGGGTGATAAAGACCGAACTGCTGGAAACGCAGACGGTGGATTTCACGCTCGGGTCTCAGGGGCTGCGGCACACACCCGGTGACATTATTGAAATCTGTGATAATGACTATGCCGGGACCCTGACCGGCGGACGTGTCCTGTCCATTGATGCTGCCACCCGCACCCTGACGCTGGACCGTGAGGTTACCCTGCCGGAGACAGGTACATCGGCGGTGAACCTGATTAACGGCAGCGGTAAGCCGGTGAGTGTGGACATCACCGCACACCCCGCGCCGGACCGGATACAGGTCAGTACCCTGCCTGATGGTGTGGAGACATACGGGGTGTGGGGACTCTCCCTGCCGTCACTGCGCCGTCGCCTGTTCCGCTGTGTCTCCATCCGGGAAAACACGGACGGCACCTTTGCCATCACGGCGGTGCAGCACGTACCGGAAAAAGAAGCCATCGTGGATAACGGTGCCCGCTTTGAGCCGCAGTCAGGTTCCCTGAACAGCGTCATCCCACCGGCAGTGCAGCACCTGACGGTGGAGGTGAGCGCAGCTGACGGCCGGTATCTGGCGCAGGCGAAATGGGACACGCCGCGGGTGGTGAAGGGTGTGCGCTTCAGTCTGCGCCTGACCAGTGGTAAGGGAACGGATGCCAGACTGGTGACCACCGCCATCACCGCAGACACGGAGCACCGTTTCAGCGGCCTGCCGCTCGGGGAATACACCCTGACGGTGCGGGCGATAAACAGCTATGGCCAGCAGGGTGAACCTGCCACCACCACCTTCCGGATTGCCGCACCGGCAGCACCGTCGCGGATTGAGCTGACGCCGGGCTATTTTCAGATAACCGCAACGCCACATCTTGCCGTTTATGACCCGACGGTACAGTTTGAGTTCTGGTTCTCGGAAAAGCGGATTGCGGATATCAGGCAGGTTGAAACCGCAGCCCGCTATCTTGGCTCGGCGCTGTACTGGATAGCTGCCAGTATCAATATCAAACCGGGCCATGATTATTATTTTTATATCCGCAGTGTGAATACTGTTGGCAAATCGGCATTCGTGGAGGCTGTCGGTCGGGCGAGCGATGATGCGGAAGGTTACCTGGATTTTTTCAAAGGAGAAATCGGGAAAACACATCTGGCCCAGGAGCTGTGGACGCAGATTGATAACGGTCAGCTTGCGCCGGACCTGGCTGAAATCAGGACGTCCATTACGAATGTCAGCAATGAAATCACGCAGACCGTCAATAAAAAACTGGAAAATCAGAGTGCGGCAATCCAGCAGATACAGAAAGTTCAGGTTGATACAAATAATAACCTGAACAGCATGTGGGCCGTGAAACTGCAGCAGATGCAGGACGGACGCCTTTATATTGCGGGTATCGGTGCCGGTATTGAGAATACGCCAGCAGGAATGCAGAGTCAGGTGCTGCTGGCGGCAGACAGGATTGCGATGATTAATCCTGCGAATGGCAACACAAAGCCGATGTTTGTTGGTCAGGGCGATCAGATATTTATGAATGAAGTGTTCCTGAAATATCTGACGGCTCCCACCATTACCAGCGGCGGTAATCCTCCGGCATTTTCCCTGACACCGGACGGGCGGCTGACGGCGAAAAATGCCGATATCAGCGGTAACGTGAATGCGAACTCCGGGACGCTCAACAACGTCACGATTAACGAGAACTGTCGGGTTCTGGGAAAATTGTCCGCGAACCAGATTGAAGGCGATCTCGTTAAAACAGTGGGCAAAGCTTTCCCCCGGGACTCCCGTGCACCGGAGCGGTGGCCATCAGGGACCATTACCGTCAGGGTTTATGACGATCAGCCGTTTGACCGGCAGATTGTTATTCCGGCGGTGGCATTCAGCGGCGCTAAACATGAGAAAGAGCATACTGATATTTACTCCTCATGCCGTCTGATAGTGCGGAAAAACGGTGCTGAAATTTATAACCGTACCGCGCTGGATAATACGCTGATTTACAGTGGTGTTATTGATATGCCTGCCGGTCACGGTCACATGACACTGGAGTTTTCGGTGTCAGCATGGCTGGTGAATAACTGGTATCCCACAGCAAGTATCAGCGATTTGCTGGTTGTGGTGATGAAGAAAGCCACCGCAGGCATCAGTATCAGCTGAATTTTATAACCCATATACGGGCGCCAGAAATGGCGCCTTTTTTATTGCAGAAAAGCGAGAGGTAATTATGCGTAAAGTTTGTGCAGCCATTTTGTCCGCAGCCATCTGTCTGTCCGTATCCGGTGCGCCTGCATGGGCGTCTGAACATCAGTCCACACTGAGCGCGGGGTATCTTCATGCCCGTACGAACGCTCCCGGCAGCGATAATCTGAACGGGATTAACGTGAAATACCGTTATGAGTTTACGGACGCGCTGGGGCTGATTACGTCCTTCAGTTATGCCAATGCTGAGGATGAGCAAAAAACGCACTACAGCGATACCCGCTGGCATGAAGATTCCGTGCGTAACCGCTGGTTCAGCGTGATGGCGGGGCCGTCTGTACGCGTGAATGAATGGTTCAGCGCGTATGCGATGGTGGGTGTGGCTTACAGCCGTGTGTCGACTTTCTCCGGGGATTATCTCCGCGTAACTGACAACAAGGGGAAAACGCACGACGTGCTGACCGGAAGTGATGACGGTCGCCACAGCAACACGTCTCTGGCGTGGGGGGCTGGCGTGCAGTTTAACCCGACCGAATACGTGACCATTGACCTTGCTTATGAAGGTTCCGGTAGTGGCGACTGGCGAACGGATGCATTTATTGTTGGTATCGGATACCGTTTCTGACAACAGACGCCGATTTATCTTCTGTAAATATTGTTATGATACGCAGGTTCATCCACCTTATGGGGTGAACTGCGTTTGAGGAAACGTAAAGTTACACTGTCCTGAAGCCCGTGGCGTCACTGCTGCGGGCTTTTTTTATTGGTGGAAAAGTATGACAGTAAAAATTTCTGGCGTGCTTAAAGATGGCACAGGAAAACCAGTACAGAACTGCACCATTGTGCTGAAGGCCAGACGAACCAGCAGCACGGTGGTGGTGAACACAGTGGCCTCAGAAAACCCGGATGAAGCCGGGCGTTATACAATGGACGTCGAGTATGGTCAGTACAGCGTCAGTCTGTTGGTGGAGGGATTCCCGCCGTCACACGCCGGGACCATCACCGTGTATGAAGACTCACAACCGGGTACGCTGAATGATTTTCTCGGTGCCATGACGGAGGATGATGCCCGTCCGGAGGCACTGCGCCGTTTTGAAGTGATGGTGGAAGAGGTGGCGCGTAACGCGTCCGCAGTGGCACAGAACACGGCAGCCGCGAAGAAGTCAGCCGGCGATGCCAGCACATCAGCCCGTGAGGCGGCAACCCATGCGACTGATGCTGCAGGCTCAGCACGTGCAGCCAGCACGTCAGCCGGACAGGCCGCGTCGTCGGCTCAGTCAGCGTCTTCCAGCGCAGGAACGGCATCAATAAAGGTCACTGAAGCCTCAAAAAGTGCTGCTGCTGCAGAGTCATCAAAAAGCGCGGCAGCTACCAGCGCCAGTGCCGCGAAAACGTCAGAAACGAATGCCGCAGCATCACAAAAATCGGCAGCCACTTCTGCATCCACAGCGACCACGAAGGCGTCAGAAGCTGCCACCTCGGCACGGGGTGCGGCGGCCTCAAAAGAGGCAGCGAAATCTTCAGAAACGAATGCATCCTCGAGCGCCAGCAGCGCAGCTTCCTCGGCAACGGCGACAGCAAATTCTGCGAAGGCGGCAAAAATGTCCGAGACGAACGCTAAGTCTTCTGAGACGGCAGCGGAACAGAGCGCCTCAGCTGCGGCAGGTTCAAAAACAGCGGCTGCATTATCTGCCAGTGCCGCGTCAACAAGTGCCGGGCAGGCCTCAGCCAGTGCCACCGCTGCCGGAAAGTCGGCAGAAAGTGCCGCCTCGTCTGCTTCAACAGCCACAACGAAGGCTGGCGAAGCCACTGAACAGGCCAGTGCAGCAGCGAGGTCTGCTTCCGCAGCGAAGACATCCGAGACGAACGCGAAAGCGTCGGAAACCAGCGCAGAATCCTCAAAAACGGCTGCCGCATCGTCCGCTAGTTCGGCGGCGTCATCGGCATCATCGGCGTCAGCTTCAAAAGATGAGGCGACCAGACAGGCGTCAGCAGCGAAGGGCAGCGCCACGACAGCATCCACGAAGGCGACAGAGGCAACTGGCAGTGCGACGGCGGCAGCACAGAGCAAAAGTACGGCGGAATCCGCGGCAACGCGCGCCGAGACAGCGGCAAAACGGGCAGAGGATATTGCATCCGCCGTGGCGCTTGAGGATGCAAGTACGACGAAAAAGGGGATAGTACAGCTCAGCAGTGCAACCAACAGCACATCTGAAACGCTTGCCGCGACACCGAAGGCAGTTAAAGCAGCGAATGACAATGCGAATGGCAGGGTACCATCTAACCGAAAAGTTAACGGGAAAGCACTGACTGCGGATATAACATTAACACCGAAAGATATTGGCACTTTAAATTCAGTAACGATCTCTTTCTCTGGCGGGGCAGGGTGGTTCAAACTGGCAACGGTTACCATGCCACAAGCGAGTTCCATCGTTTACATCGCATTGATTGGTGGCGCTGGTTACAACGTCGGCTCCCCACAGCAGGCAGGCATTTCAGAACTGGTTCTACGAGCAGGCAATGGAAAGCCCAAAGGGATTACCGGAGCTTTGTGGAAGCGTACAGCCGTCGGATTAACGAATTTCGCCTGGATCAACACATCCGGCGATACATATGATATTTACGTTGAGATTGGCAATTATGCGACGAGTGTAAATATCCATTGGGATTGTACTACAAATGCGTCAGTTTCTATTTATACCTCGCCAACATATTCAGCGAGTAAGCCTTCCAGCGTTACCGGTGGTGTTGTTTATACGATGTATAGCTCACATCAGAAACCTACACCATCAGATATTGGAGCGCTGCCAACGACTGGAGGGACTATTTCAGGTCCGTTGTCTGTTACTGATGGGATCACCGGGGCACTGAAGGGGAACGCCGATACCGCGACGAAACTTGCGGCAGTCCCAAAAATTAACGGTGTTAAGTTTGATGGCTCGGCGGATATTAACCTCACGCCGGAAAATATTGGTGCATTTGCCCGACGTTCGACGGGGGCTTATGCGGATTCGGATGGAGCCGTTCCCTGGAATGCCGAATCAGGCGCTTACAATGTCACCCGCTCTGGCGACAGCTATATTCTGGTTAACTTCTATACCGGAGTCGGAAGTTGCCGGACCCTGCAGATGAAGGCGCATTACAGAAATCGTGGTCTGTTCTACCGTTCTTCAAGAGACGGTTATGGTTTTGAGGAAGACTGGGCAGAAGTTTATACCTCGAAAAATCTTCCACCAGAAAGCTACCCAGTCGGCGCACCAATCCCGTGGCCATCAGATACCGTTCCGTCTGGTTATGCCCTGATGCAGGGGCAGACTTTTGACAAATCTGCTTACCCGAAACTTGCAGCTGCTTATCCGTCAGGCGTGATCCCTGATATGCGTGGCTGGACGATTAAGGGCAAACCTGCCAGTGGTCGAGCCGTATTATCTCAGGAACAGGACGGCATTAAATCGCACACCCACAGCGCCAGTGCATCCAGTACGGATTTGGGGACGAAAACCACGTCGTCGTTTGATTATGGTACTAAGTCTTCAAATGCCACTGGTGACCATAACCACAGCCGAGGCACTATGGAAATTACCGGTACTCTCGGTTACTTCAGAAGTGATAGCGGTAATTTCTATACAGCAAGTGGAGCATTTACACTGGGTGGCTCTGCGCCAGCCCATGGATTTACGGGCTCTCAATTTACTTATGGTGTTCCTGTAAACTTTAACGCTTCCAGAACCTGGTCTGGTGCCACAAGCACTACAGGTAACCATGCGCACTCTGTTCCAATTGGTGCTCATGCGCACTCCGTTGCGATTGGTTCACATGGACACACCATCACCGTTAACGCTGCTGGTAACGCGGAAAACACCGTCAAAAACATCGCATTTAACTATATTGTGAGGCTTGCATAA